TTTAGCATTTACTACAGGCGCTGATAGTGAATCAGTTTGCCATTCGTGAAATACACCAGCTGCTTTCTTTGTTCCAATTGATGATAAGAAAGGAGTTTCGTCCCTTGTAATCATCGATATGAAAGATGCGAGGTCTTCCTTTTTACCCTTCGTATCTTCCGTTTTAAAAATTGCCATTTACAATTTCTCCATTTAAAATATTAAATTAAAAGAAAAAGTTTTAGTTGAGCATATCAGCCGCCATGGTCCCTAAGAAATCTTCTTGTTGGGATTCTGAGGCTTCTCCTTTCAACACCTTCTTACGAAGGACATCTGCTTTTTCTTTAGCCTTTGCATTTTTGCTAACAGACTTATTTGCCTTAACACTTTTAACAGGAGTCTTCTTTCGTTTAGTAACGGCAGATTTTTTACCATCTTTAAGAGTTTTATAATCATACATTAGTGCGATTACATCAGGATCAACTACATCAGCAAAATCAGGTAGTCCTAGGTCTTTTACGGCCCAGTTTACAACCTCGTCATAGGATTTCTCCCATCCCGGTACTTTGCTATTTAATTGTTCCACTGCTTGTTCCTTATAAGCTTGTAGATTTGAATTGTAAGACATTTCTTGTTCTGCTCTTGACTCTTGATCAAGTTGGGCAGCTTTGGTCTTAGTTTCTTCTATCTCTCTTGCTTTGACTCTACGTGCTTCTTGCCATTTAGGCAGTTCATACATATCATCATCAGCAATTAGCTGTTGGATCTTCCTATCATACGCTGCTAGTTGCCTTTGTTCGGCATCTACTGTTGTACTTAGAAGTTTAGCATTTTCTTCTTTAAGAGCGGTTGACTCTTGCGCTAGTGCTTGTGCTTTTCTAAGCTGTTCACTTGCATCTATGGACTTTTTGTTGGCGTGAGCCGCTGTCTGATAACCACGGATCAATTCTTTCATAGAAACTTCAGACTCTTCACCGTCAACTTTGACCGCTACTAAGTAATCTAAATCTAATTCAGAATCTCCCTCAGAATCATTTTCAGGTAGGTCTTCACCATCATCTTCTGATTCTTCTGTATCTTCCTCTTGCTCCTCTCCCTCTAGTTCTTCAGTCTCGTCTGTTTCGGCATCGTCACCCTCCTCTACAGCTTCCTCTGTGTCATCCACTTCTTGCTCAGGTAGATCTTCTTCTTCAAAAAAATCGCCTGCAAGGGCATCTAACATTTCATTCTCAGATAAACCTTCGTTTACATCCGATTGGGTAGTATCATTTGGCATCTTATTAATCCTCCTCGATTAATTATTTTTTAGCTTTGGCCGGAGCCTTAGCTATTGTTAATTTTGCTTCTAAACGGTCAATGACCATCTCTAAAGCGTTTAATTGTTCTACTAGTTGTCTAATCATAAACCCTCCTCTAGAAGCTCTAACTTCTCTCATTATAGCTTTCTTTTGCAGTAAATAAACTTCATGATCAGTGTTTAGTATTTCTCTTTCTTCAGTTGTCATTTGGAATCCTCCTGTTCCTTGTTAAACGCAACATTGTCCCCTAAAGTGGAAACAACTTCTATTTCTCTCTTGACATCAGCAAGAGCCACAATAGTATTATACAATGTTTCTCGTAGCTCCTCTTGATGTGGTTGGGTTTTAGCCCACATGTCTTGGTACTTAACTCTAACTCTGTCAAACATTTCATCAAAAACTTTATTGTCTCTGATTAGTTTAGCATGTTGGCCAAATTCAATATCATCCATATAATCCTCCTATTATATATTTATCCAATTTTAGTTGGCTCACCAAGGGCTAACTCTAACTGTAACTCAGCAGCATCTTTGGTCTTTTGATATTCAAATTTCTCTCTATCAAGTTCCATATCAGCTTGTTTCTTTTGAATGTCAGCCATTTGTTTTTGAAGTTGAAGCATTATTTTCTGTTGCTCTACTTGCTCTTCTTTACCAGCTTGTTCTTGAGCTTGCTGTGCTTCTTGCATAGCAGCTTGTTTTTGCTGTTGACCTTGTTCAGTATCTGGATCTACAAGGAAGTCTACCCAATTATCAATACCCATAGACTCTAGCAATTGTCTTGCTATTGTAAACGGAGCCTTAGGGTTTATAATACCTTTAGACTCTGGAGATTGATATAACATAGGCATAACTTGTTGAGCCATCATCATCATATTCTCTTGAGTATTGGCAGAGCTATTAGCTCCAACATCAATATCAACTGTTAAATTTTCTAAATCCATTAGAGACTCAGGTGTTATATTATAATAACTGTAATCTCTCAATATGGATTCTGAATTGTCTAAAATTAAACTATAGACACCTTTACATAGGTCTTTAAATCCAGTCTCAGCAAACCTTCTGGCGACATAAGATATTCGCTTTTGAGCGGCTTGCTCCACCATTGCAATTTTACCTGCAGAGTTTCCTGAGTCAAATAGTTTTTCATTTACACCTTGAGCGGCTCTGGTCATACCAGTGGCCATTTCTTTTTCGGTGTTCATGTACTCTAGTAAAGAAAAGGTAGACGGTGCTAGTTGAGCTGGCACCAAAGTATGCACAGAAGACATCGGAGATCCATTAGTTGGAATAATCTGATGTGGTTCAGGACTTTGTAGTGCTCTAAAGTCTACCGTATTTGGATCTGCTAATGTTCTGCCATAATTAGACAAGTAAACATTTTCAATCATACCTCTAGTTATAGTTGTCTTAATCTCAGTTGCACTTTTTGTTGCATCTGCTATTGACATTCCATAAAAAGCATGTGGTATTTCAATTGGGTTTAAACATGCCAAAGGTATACTATCGGCATATTCTTCTAACAGTATTTCCTCTCCAACTGTTATAAATCTTTTTAATTCTGCTACACCATCTCCATCTCTATCAACTTTAATCCAAGATTCAGTAACAACAACTTCTCTGTTAGCTGTTCCCATAAAGTCTTCATGAAAATTTTGCTGCACTTCATTTATAGACTGTCTTACAGAAGATTCGTAGTCAAAAGTAAAGTTACTAGCTTCTACACCTTCTCCAATGTTATCGTCTACGTCAAATCCCATTTCTCTAAGATCTGATAATGTCATCTCTGTTTGTATACCAACAAAATTTGCAGTTGCAATACTTGTTGCGTCTCTATTTATCATAAAAGACTCAGGCGGTATGTTTTCAAGAGCTACTTTAGACTTGTCAATTTCTTTTCTTATAGAAACATACTCGTAAGTCTCTTCACCCGATTCAGGGTCAATTCCTTCTCCAACTCTTATTTCTACTATCTCAGCATTACCTTCCGATAAAAGAGCATCAACTTCAAGAACACTAATATTTTCATATTCCTCTATTTTAGTTCCTGTTTGCTCTTCCCACTTCCATCTTATAATTGAGTTCTTAAAAAGTAACGCACCTTTAATCCAAGTGTTAAGTTCTACCCAACCGTTGTTTTTAGTAAATATACAATGGTTTGTTAATTCAGAGGCAAGACCTGCTGCAACTGTTTGGGTTGGATCTGATGGATTAAATTTTGCAATTTTACCATTTGATAGCATTAGTTCAGAAATAACAGCTAAATAAGAATCTACAATTTCCATTGTGTCAGAAGTTACTACTTTAGATACACCAACTGGGAATAAATTACCTTTAGGCTGTTGTGTGTAATAGTTTATAGCTGCTTCTCTTTGCTCTTGCATCTCAGAACCAGACGTAAAGCTACCTACAGCTTGCCTAATAGAGTCGTTTATGATACTCGATATCTCTTCGTCAGTTACTTTCTTGTTTTTCTTATCCATAATTAAATCCAATTAGTTTGTCTTTCAGGAATAAATACACTGTCAAATCCTATTCTGTCAGTACTTAGTCTATGAATATGTGTTCTGTAAACCTCTGCAGCAATTGCAAGAGACATAACAGTATCGTCCGTAGACCCTCTAGATGCATTAGTTTTACCCTTATCATCTGATACATAGTCTCTTAATTCACTTACAATGTCAGATGACCATATAGCCACCTCATCATTATCAATCCAATTTTTTAAATTAGATATTATAGCTGGTTTAGAAGCACTTGTAGTTCTAAAACCCAATCTTACACCATCCTCATCTGTTAGGTTAGCAATTTGAGTTTGATAATACAAGTTAACATATTTCATTTCTTTAAGT